CAAAAGAAACTAAAGAATACAACCGCATATTCAGAAAAGTTTTATTTCAAGTACTTTTAGATCCCACTAAAGCTAATTTATTTAATACTGTTTGTGACCGACTAAATGAAAAACCATCTGCTGTTTTAAGAACTCTTGCATATAGGTTTATTAAAGATAACGCTCCAAATGATTATCAATTAGCAGTTGAAGAAGACCAAAGATTAAGTGATAAAGCACAACAAAGTCGAATTGACAACGGTTTTAATTGGACAAAAGAGTGAAACCTTTACAAATGCTTGATACCTTTGCGGGTATCGGTGGTTTTTCTTACGCTGCCACTAAACTGGTAAAAGGATTTCAAACTACACAATTTATTGAATTGGATCCTTTCTGTCAAAAAATTCTTAAAAAAAACTTTCCTAACGTCCCAATACATGATGACATCAGAACCTACACAGCTTCCTCTGGACAATTCGATATTATCTGCGGAGGTTTTCCCTGCCAAGATTTATCCGTGGCAGGAAGAAGAGCAGGAATCACAAAAGAATCCAGATCGGGTTTATTTTACGAACTCATGCGAATCATACGCATGGTACGCCCAAAGTTCGTCATCATGGAAAACGTGGCAGCGATCCTTAATAACGGACTGGACCTCGTTCTCGGAGAGCTTTCCGAAGCAGGGTACGATGCAGAATGGTCAATTATATCTGCGAGTTCATTGGGAGCCTGTCACCGTCGTAGCAGATGGTGGCTCGTTGCCTACCCCAACAGCTTCGGATGTGGAAGGGGGAATAGCGAAAGATGTTCAATACAAGAACGGACATTTTTTTCGAGAAAACAAGGAGGGAGTGAGATGGGGAGTAAAACTAAGAGATGCTCTTCACAGTCTCCCAACCCCTACAACAATGGATTACCTTCCTCCTCGATCAATGAGATCTATGATGAAACAAACTCAAGTTCACAGGAAAGGCAGAACCAAGTTAGCCAATCTTCGAGAGGCAGTAAATCCTCAGACAGTAGAATTATTCAATCATCTACAGAGTTTACCAACCCCCACAGCGAGAGATTACAAAGGCAGGTGTTCAGAAAAATGGAACGAGAAATATGGACCGAAAGTAATACCAGACGTCTTAACCCAAACTGGAGACAGTATGTCAGTAAGCCCATACTTCCTAGAGGAAGTGATGGGTTATCCTTTAGGGTGGACAGAACTAAAGCCTTAGGTAATTCTGTCGTTCCACAAGTTGCTGCGATACCATTACAACGTGTACATGATATTTATTTCAATGAAAAGACATGAAACTCCTTCAGGTCAAAAACTGCAATTTTTAAAAAATAATAGAAAGAAACAATTAGTAAAATGGTTGTTAGATATAAGATTAAGAGGTGTAGATCATAAAATATACATAACAAAAGATTTTAAGGCAGATCTAACAGTTAACGATGGGAGATGGATAACTGACGATATTAGATCCGCTATTGTAAAACATAACTATGATATTGATAAAATACCAAACTTACAGGTAAAAGATTTTAAACCAAATGAAATTAAGGTTTATGAGGAAGAATGTCTTTAACAACTTTTTCTATATGTCTGTTCATAAGAAATTGATGAATTAAGTAAGTTATTTTATTAAATTTCTTTTTTTTAATTATTTTTTCTTGCATTATAATTTTCGCTTCCAATTCAGCTAAGCGTCCCAATGCTGAAGCTACTACCGTGTCACATTTTGCTTGGTTTCTTAACAGATCACAAGAATATCTTTTTAATTTTTTTATATCATTAGATTTCATTATTTCTCTACATTTTAATTCTGTAGAAAGTTGCAATTCAGCTGGAGGTTCTTCAAAAACAATCTCGAAAAAAGTATCTGTCATCTTGATAAAGGTGAAACGGCTCTACCTGGAAAGAGCTGGCTTTCTAAATAATCAACAGCATGGTCATCAAGACTATTTGACGTTTGCTTACAAATAGAACGTAATAAATCTACTATTAGTTGTTTTACAGCTTTTGAAGAAAAGAACTTTAAAAGTATTGGTTTTAAAAGTTTTAACATTGTTTTAAATTGTGTTACTTTCCAAACATACCAATATTTGCTAATTTTGACATGACTACCTATACTTAGCCTTCAAAACGCTATCTCCTCACACTTTTAGGTAGTTACACTTTATGGAAGAACAAAAGAACAAAAACCCACTAAAGAAACTGAAAGAAACTATTGAGGACAAAGAAGAACAACTTGCATTTATTTCAGTTGTGGTTCGTTTGGTGGTGGTCGGCTGGAGTGGTTTTATTGTTTCTCTTAATTACATAACGATCCCAGGTTATAGTAACGAACCAAAAGATATAACTTTTCCTGCAAGTTTGCTCACAGGTGCATTAGCTAGTTTTGGTTTGGAAGGAGCTAAGAAACGTGGTGATGGTACATATAAACCAGATGAAAAGCCATTAAATAAGAAAGAAGTGGAACAGTTATTAGCTACACAATCAGGTGGCTTTCAAACTATTAGAATAGAAACTCCGATCAAGATACTTGGTGCGGAAGTTGTTGACAAAAAAGAGGACAAAAAATGAAAAAATTAATCCCCTTATTACTTTTAGTTTTTAGTCCTGCTTCATACGCAGACATAACTCAAAAGTTCACAACGTCTGCACAGATCACTGTAGATATGCCATATAGCGTTACAAATAAACTTGGTACGACTTATTCATTATCAGGTAATAATATTACTCCATCTGTAACTTCTGGAGGATCTACAACCTCTGGAGCTATAGGGGGATTAAATGTTGGATCGTTAACTGATGGCGTTCCAGCTTTGATTCAAACTGACAAGGCAATTACAAGTGCAGGATCAGCATTTAGTTTGACAGAATCAGTAACCATAGGTGATGCTACACCTTCTGCTATTACTCCATCATCAGGAATTTCTGCTTTACCTCATTTGTCTGGACAAACAACAGTGGGAAGCGGAGGTACCGCATCAAATCTCGGCATGACGAGTTTAAGTAGCGGAGTGCATACTTGCACCGCAGGGGGTAGTGGTACTAGCTGTATTGGACAAACAACTGTAACGATCACCATTGACTAAATGGTTTTTGCTAATAATAATGATATTACCTGCAAGAACCCTTGCAAACCCTGTTGTGCCTACCTTCCGAACTGGAAGTCAGACAACAAATTCTACCTCGCAAAGTATTATTAATGAAACGATCACAAGCCATCACGCAACTCAAACAATTAATAACGTCAACTTCTCATTTACCAGCCCTACTTTGGAGAGTGTTCCTAGATGGCAGATAGTAACAGAAGGATCTCCATTTTCTCTACAGGAAACGATAATTTCTCCAGGGTTAGACACGATAACAACTATAAATCGCACCATAAATACAACAACAACCGTAACCGTAGAAGCTACCTTTGGGCAATAGGTTTACTATTGTGTATGCCTGCAAGAACTATAGCCTCGACCACAGTCGCGTCCCCTTCCAGCAATGCACAAGGCACGGTTAATAATAATGCAACCATGATAGCGCCGCAAAGTACCCCACAATTCAGAATGTCACAGGGTATTGTCTGTTCTTCTCCGAGTCTTACGATTACTCCTTATGTGACAGATGCTTGGTCATTCAATCGACCCATAGAAACTGTTACCAGACAGAATATTTATGACGAAGATACTGGAGCGATTAAGTATGTGCAGGAGACACCAAGATTTGAAAAAGATAATTATAACTTGAACTATGGGATTTCAGCACAGATTAGTATTCCGTTAGGTAAAGCACCTGACTTATGTTTAAAAGCAACAGAAGTAAATATAAAAAATCAAGAATTACTATACCAAAAACAGTTGCTTGAAGTTGCACTTTTTAGATTACAGGTGTGTGGAGAACAGGCAAGGAAAGGTGTTACTTTCGTTGGAAAATACGCAGAGATTTGTGAAGGGATAAAAGTAACAGTACCACCAAATCAAGTTATACCACATACTCATAAAATAAATAAAAAGTAGGCAAGGTTCACTAGAAAAACCAAGCCTACTTCCTGTTATTAATAACTTTAATATTATATAAGATTATTTTTTTTTATTACCTTTAGATAATATTTTCTTAAAGATTGTTTTTGATGCACTTTTTATTAGCCCTAAAATCGCTGGTGATGTAGCAGCAATAAGGCTAATGGCAGCCACGTTAAGAGCAGCACTAGGAGAAGGAAGAAAGGAATCAATGAACGTGACTTGTTCGTATTCCGCGATACATTCAATGCCATCAGAACCTCTTTTGTACGATTTTACTCTTTCTGTGCGTGCTTCTGAAGTATATTCTCCAATTCTGCGATCATTCTTATCAGGACAAGGTGGAACTATAGGTTTATCTTTTTTATCTTTTGGTATTTCTACTTGAGGTGGTTTACCTTCTAGTAGCTTTTGTTTTTCTTCTGTAGGTAATACTGTTTCTGTAATAATTAGTTGATCTGCCTGATAATTCATCGGTATAAAAGACGGATATGGACAATCACTTACAACTCCGTTTGGATCGTCTATTAATAAGTTTCTGTTGCCTGTATTCTTCACATCTCGATGAAAATATTTACAACCTATAGTTTCTACATTTAAAGGTTTATATCCTGGTAAAGATACTTGTGGAATATATACATCAGGTATTTCTATGTCAGGTATATTTATTTCTGGTATTTCCACTATAAAGGTAAAGATTCACCTGTAAAAGAAGGTAATTTTTTATTAATCTGTCCAGGCAATATACTTTGTACTTCTTTCATTATCTGACTCATAACCCTACTTTTAAATTGCTCTGACGTTACATATTTATAACCAAAGTATGCTCCACCACTCATCGAAGCTACCATTACAAATGAGATGACACTCAAAACATTAGCTATTTTTTGAAACATGTTAAAAGAAGTTCTTAATAAAATAGTAGCACCACTTACATTTATGACGCTACTTCTTCTAGTTGGGTTGATGCCTCTGTATTTAATGGCTGCAATGCTTCGGGTGTCTCTTGAATCTCCAAAATCTGCTGTTCCAGCAACTTCATCGCACCATTAATTTCATGTAAGGCAATAGTCAAGTTCTGTCTTTCTATTGCCAGTTGTTGTAGTTTTTCCTGTAAATTCATAAATTAGTAAAGTTTTTTACCGTCAGTAATAGCTTTATCTATATCTGTGAATGATTCTGATGTCCAAATAGAAGTCGTTCCATCAAGCTTTTTGTAAGCCTTGATAATTTCAAGGTGCTCTACATTACGCTTAATCTTGTCCTTGTAATCATCATCAGTTTCATCTGATGTCTTGGCGGTGTTGATGACAGTTACACTATCACCAGCAGCAGAGAAGATTGCTGCGATTTCATCTGCGGTTCTTTCTTCCATAATTAGAAATAGATTTGTTTACAGTTTACCCTGCTTCGAGGGCTGTGACTTTTGCTGATAATTCTTTTATTGCATTTACTAAAACAGGGATGAGTTGATCTCCTTTAAATTTTAAATTATCTGAATCTTTACTATCAATAATTACACTGTCAGAACCTTCTAAAGCAAGAATATCTTGAGCATAGAATCCATATCTTTTATCACCATGTTTTTCATCAGAATTACGATTCTTTCTAAACCAAAATGATTTTGGTTTTAGTTGATTTACAAAATCTAAACCATGAGAAACAACACCATCTTCAATCTTGTCTCTCTGGTCTGAAGTGACTGTAAAAGCTACTTTTATGTAAGCATTACTTGAACTATTATTTCCTAAAACTATATTATTACTTCCAGTCGTAATTGATCCACTTGGAGAATCTGATCTTCCCGCAGCATTTCC